TACAGCATCGTCCATGTATTGCATCGCAGTTAATACCTGACCTGCGACAAAAGGAGTTGCAATATCTACCAAGGCTTGAGGGGATTTCATTCTAACAAGACCACCTATCTCATTGTTCATTAAATCGTCTACATTAACTTGACCTTGTACATAACCTTGTCTTGGTGAATTAGTTAATGCTACGTTGTCCATCATACCTCTAAGCATAGCTGTTGATGAGTCTTGGTCGTTCATAACTAAGTCTGCAACACTACGACCAAAGAATGTATGTGGCTCAGGGTCTATTTCAAAAACTGCAAATGGTACATCACCATATGGCTCACACTCTAAAAGCTTGTCATCGCCACCTGCAAGTAACAATCTATACATCATTGCTACACCAGTACCTTCTTTGTCAATCTTCATGTACGCTTCAGTCACAGAAACTTTTTTCATTGATGGGTCAGCGTGGTGGTCTTCTTCATCTTGTTCGTAGCCTTTACGCTCAAATGCTTCTGAGTCTGAATACGTATCGTCAGAGCTTAAACCTGATAAATTAGATATTTCTTCAAAGTCATATCCCATTTGTACAAGGTCGCTCACTCGCATTTCTGTACGATGAGCTACAATATAGGCATCTTCAACACTCTTAGCGTTTCTGTCTACAATAAACTCTTCCGGTGGTACAGATTGCATTTGCAGACTACCTGTTTGTTTTTGATGACTTACTTTTAATACATGCATAGGTACTTCAGTCTCAATACCAAGCTCGTCTAATTCCATTTCTACTTCTACACTATGCTCTAAAACTGTAACGTTTTCATCATTAACGATTGCATACATTTCTTCTTCAGATACATTTGTGTATGAATGTATTTCTGCTTCTGTGTTATCTTCCCACCATATTTTAATAACACCTGTTTTTTTTATTAACGCATCATGTATTGCATCATTAAGTAATCTATAACCATTTAATTGCTGAAACTTCCAATGAGCATATTTAGTCGCTTGTTCTGCCCCTACAACGTCTTCTTGAGTTGTTGGTATAAACTCTACTGGATTTTCTGCTGACAAGAACACACGCATTAAACTTGGCTTAATTGCTCTAATTGTGTCTCTAACTTTTGTAGCTACAATTTTAGAACGCCCATCTTCTTGACCAATGTCAACTTCACCTTCAAAGTAACGTTGTGATTTAATTCTGTCTTCTGCTATTTCACTTTCTACAAAAGATATTGCAGAATCTAATGCATCTTTGGCTATGCTTTGTACTTCATCATCATCCATTTTTTTTAATTCTGCCATTAGTTATCCTCTCTAAATGCTTCTGCGGCGGCAGAAACTGCTACTGTAGGTTTCATTCCTAATCTACTTGCCATTAAATCAGTCAATTCTTTTAATTGTCTTTGACTCATAGCATTGTTTTTAAATGCATTATACAAGTCACTAAAATCTTTCATTGCCGCACTACCACGTTTTTCTACCATGACTTGTGCTAATTCTCTCATAATAATAGCTCTATCTTGATTTGTAATTTCTTTAATTTTTAAAACTTTATCTAAAAATCTTGTGGTTGCTAAAGGAATGTTTCCTTGCATAAATAATGTTTTAACTGCACCACCTTCAACCACGTCCATAAGCTCTTCGTTCAAAGCTGTTCTTGTGTAAGTTTTAGAATTTATATTAACAGCATTTTGTAAATTTAATACTGCTTTAGCTTTATTTAATTCTTTAACAATACGGTTATATTCTTTTGTATCAGTAATTATAAGTTTTAATTTTTTCTTTGCATTTTTACTAGAAAATTCAGCTAGAAGTTTTTTCATTGCTTGTATTTCTGTACCTGTTGATGCTGTAGATTTAACATTGCCTAACATTCTATCTAATTCAGCACGAAGACCCATAGCGACCATTTGTCTTTCTTCTGCACCGATGTTTTTATCACTTAATTTTTTAGCTAACTGTGCGTAAGTATTTTCTTTGCCGGGTTTTAAAGCATTTTCACCAATCTCTATAGCATTTTCACGAGTTATTTTTTCTTGACCTAGTTTTAATGCTTTTGCATAATTAGGGTTTAATTTTTTTAACGCTTCTGATAATTGGTATCGCATAGTACCGGCTGATTTAGACAATCCTGACACTTTTAAAGGGTCGTAAGCTAATTCACTTAATGCTCTTTTTATGTAATCTAGTTGCATCATGTTAGGTTGTGTTTTAAATTTTAAAAGTCCGTCTTGACCAACTTCTAAAACCATTTGTCCTATTTCTTTACCTTCCATTTGCAAAATATCATTTGCTTCTTTTGTAGCGGCTGTTTTTAAGTCATTAGGAATTCTTTTTAAAACTTCTAATAGTTCTGCACCTGCATCTGTATTGTAATTAATTTTTGTGTTGTAAGCTTTTTGATATGCTTTTTCCCTAGCCTTTGCTGTTTTTTTAGCAAGATTTTCTGCAACTACTCTAGCATCTTGATATAAACCTTCAGATTTTTTTGTACCCGGTATTAAAGGCAATTCTGCTATATTTTTATTTAAAACTCTATCAGTAGAACCTGCTACTGTTTCTGACCTTTTTAATATATTGCCAGTTACAATTTCTGCGGCTTCATTTCCTGATGCGGCTATCATATCTAACAAAGTTTTAGTTGCTTCTGTTGCATCACCAACCATAGCTTGTGAACCTGCACCAAGTCTTAATTCTTTTAATACATTTTCTAAACTTTCACCACTAGCTAAAATTGTCTTTTTAAGCATTTTAGCCGCACCTTCAGATATACCAAAACTTTCAGATATTTCTTTAACAGGGTCTCTGATTATTCCATTTTTAACAGAATGCCAACCCCACGCTAAAAACTTCGGTGCTACTGGAATAAAACCACCTAACATCAAACCAAACATACCTTGGTCTACACCTCTTTGCATGGCATCTTCGCCTCTTTGACCTTCATCACTAGCTAACCATCCACTTATTGCACCTTCTGCTGTATTAAAAGCACCACCAGTTGCCGCACCGGATACTGCCGCTAAAGGAAGAGGCAACGAAGCCATCCAAGTATACATTTTTGTTGGCAAAGCATACATAGCAGGTAAGGTACTGTAAATTGCACCTGCGGCTTTCCATGCCATGTACTCTTTTGGTCTTGTTTCTTTAAAAGCTTTTAATCGTAGATTGTATTCATCACGCAATCTTTCACCGTCTTTACCAAATGAGTTTCCTGCTATTTCATAAGCTTCATCTATACCTTCACCTACAAATAAATAACCTGATTGAAAAACACCACCTCTAGCTAAAAATGTGTCTTGATTAACAATGTCTTCATAATAATTAAGTTTTGACCTGTCACCAGTAGTCATACCGTTATACTGTTGACCTTGACTAACTGCGGCATATTCGTCCATAGCTAGTTTTATCATTTCAGGGTCTGTTGTGCTTAATCCTGCCTGTTGGTCTAAAAAATTATATTTACCATTAGGTAATTCAATAATAAATTTACCATCACCCCATTGTGCAATAATTGCATCTTCTTGATTCCATTGCGTTTGTGTTTCAGGCTGTATTTGTGTTTCAGTTTGTGCTTGTGTTTGTGTTGTAGCAGTCACAGGAACATCAGAATTTATTTCAGTTTCCTGATTAGGGTTTAATACCTCAACACCACTTTGTGCAACATCTAATAATTGATTAACAGCCGGTTGGTCATTAACAGGCACAACTGCTTGTTGTGTGTTTACAGGTTGTGCGCCATCATTTAATTCTGTTACTGAATTTAGCAATGACATTTGTTCGTCCGGTATAGCTTGTTCTGCAATTACTGGTTGCTCATTTACAGCAGTTTGTAATTCGCTTAATTGTGTATCTAATGCTTGTACAGATGTATCAGCTACTGCTTCAGGACTATAATTAGGATGCTCAAGTTTCATGTCAGAAACCATTTGATTTATATCTGATAATATTTCATTAGCTAATGCTGTATCACCTGCCTGTTGTGCCGCCATTAATTGTTTGTCAGCATTAACTATCGCTTGTTGATATTGTGCTAGTGAAGTTGCCATTAGAAATATTTGCTCACAGTTTTATTTATTTGATTTTTTAATTCCTTTTCTCGTTGGGGAATTTCTAATTTTTCAATATTTCTATCAAACGTTTGTTCATACAGTTTGAAATATGCTGAATTTTTACCGTCCTCTGTTCTCCTGTCTACTTTTTTATTGAACTGGTTAACTGCATTTAATAAAACATCTAGTCTTGCTTGTGTCATTGACTGCAATTGTGCAACTGTCATAGTTGGTGTACCAACAAAAGATTCTTGCAAAAATATTCTTTCAGGAACAGTATCAATACCTTTAGTGCCTAGTCCTAAAACTTTCAGCATTTTAAATGTTTCAGCACCAAAAGCAGACTGCATCAATCCTACTTTGGTTGCTTGGTTACCATCTGATAAACCTATAGCTTCTGCAAATTGTGATGCTTTTGTGTAAAAAGGCTCTAACATGCCAAATGTAATATCACCCTGTTCTGCTTCATCTAGTATGTCTTGTAATCGATATAATTCTTTAATATCGTATAAAAGTCCATCAGCACCATCTACAAGTGTTTTATGGTCATTAACTAAGTCTGCTGTAGCGGCTGTTCCGTAAGCGTTTTCATTAAGACCGGGCATATTAACATCTACATCTACACCACCACCTTTCATTAACAATTTATAGTCTTTAAATGACATTGGTGGATTGTCAGTAGTATTAGCCTTATAGTATTCGTATTCTTGTACAGCATTAGGTGACGATGGTTCATCTAGTAACACACCTAATTTTTTAAGTTTCATTTTTCTGACAACTTCAGGAGTATAAGTTGTAGGGTCTAGTTTTGCTAAACTATCGATTTCTTCAAATGCCGCTTGAAATACAGGTACATCATCAGGTTTTATGCCAAATCCTACTTCTAATTGTTGTTCTGTCCAAGGAATGACAACACCGTTTTCGTCTGTTGGTGGATTAGCTAAAGCAGTCATTTTTTGCATCCAATCCGGCTCTTTTGGAACATCTATGTCTAAAATACCATGCATGTAAGAAGGAATGTCAGCTACTGTACCTGTTTCGCCTCCAGCCATAATTTTTTCTGCGTATTGTAGTTTTTGTTTCCACTCAGGAACTTCTTCTTTTTTTGAGCCTAACTCGAAAGCTTTGGCAGGTGTCAATATGTCTGCCTCTAGCATTGATACTAAGTCATCTCTACCTATAGTTTGTAACCAAGTAGCTGTTTGGTTTTTTTGTCCTGCTAATTTTTCTGCGGCGGCTACTCTAACTTTTTCATCATTTATTCTTTTAACTCTTGATTCAAATTGTGATGCTAAATTTGGGTCAGGTTCAAGACGTAACGTATTAAATCCAAGACCCATACGATATACTTCTTCTTCGCTCATACCTTCAAACAAAGAGTTGCTTATGCCTTGAAATGCACCACCTATGCTATTGTTAGCCATTTGTGTTGGCTGTTCTTCTTCTTGTTTACCACCTAATAGTCCTCCACCTAATTGGCTTAACAAACCCATACCTAAAATTTGACCCAATCCTAATGGCATCTTTAGCCTCCGTACATTTGTGTTGCGGCTGTTAGGTAATCAAACAGACCATTTTGTTTAGTAGTTGTCTGTGTTTCAGGTACAGGTGTGTTGCCTAAAGCGGCTGTCACATAACCTAGTCCTGCTACTGGATGATTAACAAAACCACCAAATTGTTTCTGTGCCGCATCAAACAATGCTTGTTGCATCGCTTGTTGTTGCATACCTTGTTGCATTAAGTTGTTATTAACAGTTTGCCCCATACCAAAACCAAGATTAGATATTTGTGCTAACTGATTTGCCGCACCTAATCTTTGTCCTGCACCTTGCAATCCTGCTGATTGATTAGCCATTGATGCTTGTAATTCTCTGTTAATGTCACCAATTCCTGCTTGTTGATTAGCTAATTGTCCTTGCATGTTGTTTTGTATATCTGCAAGAGCGGCATTTTGTGCGTTTTGATAACCTGCTTGTCTAAGTCCTGCTGATGCTTGAGCTAATTGACTAACAGTATCTCTGCCAATTTCACCCATAGCAACACCATGTCTGCTACCACCGAATGCTCTAGCGGCTTGTGCTTGACCTTGTAAGTTATTCATGCCCATTTGCGCTCCACGTAGTATGTCAGCTTCGTTAGCTTTTA